TTATAATTTGGACTCATGATAGCGTTTGAGCATTGTTGCAAATTGCTCACGTGTTACGAAATTTTGAGGGTTCGAGCCGTCCGTAATACCTTGACATTGCAGCCAATCCCACGCAGCTTTATGCGTTTCAGTGGCTTTACGCGTTGGAATAATAGCTTGTTTTGTTTGCAAAGCGTTTTCCAGTTCTTTTATTTTGTTTAGTAATTCATTGTATTGTGACATTGTTAGCTCTCCTTTAGCTTTATTCGTTAATGTTATGTATTTCATAGGATCAACGGCATTTGGTTGTCCCGTTTGCCATAGACCATTATGTATTTCGAAGTGTAAATGAACACCAAATGCACGTCCTGTATTACCCATAATTCCGATTTGCTGTCCCTGCTTCACCTTTTGTCCTACCTGAACGCAGGAAGAATCCAAATGAGCATAATTTGTTTCATATGTTTTGCCATGGATTGTATGCCTAATCATCACAACGTTTCCATAGCTGCTGAATGCCTGTGCTCGCGTAACAATACCAGCCGCACTGGCGAAAATTGGAACCTTTCCTGTTGATGCTAAATCGATGCCTTGATGCCATTCTTTCCCAAAGCCGATATTTCGCCAACCAAATTTACTAGTTAATCGAGCATTCTTCACAGGACTCATAAAATCAACCATTATCATTCATCTCGTTTCGGTTTATTATAGGTTAATGCTCTTGAGGAATCACTTAGCTAGCCGTTGTAGGATCAAGTATGGCATTATATGTACTAACGGCAATCAAAGCTAACACATATGGATTAGAGACTGCATCAATAATTAAAGTCCACACACTCTGCCAAGTAGTTAAATCCGCTCCGGTAATGCCATAATAGGCAAAGAGAGGAGTGATTACAGATAATCCTACCGTCATCCAAAATTGAGGATTGCGAATGCGAACCTTCCAATTAATTTTCATCGGGCATCATTCCTTTCTTATAAGCCAAATAATTTTAAAATAAAAGCACCAATTATAATTGTAGGAAGAAGTATCCACCAATGCAGATATTGTTTAATGATGTCACCAATAGAGATATAATCCTTCTCAGATTCCTCCTTTAGATCTTCCTCAATACTATCCACACGTTTTCCAATTCCTTTAACATCCTCCTGTAATTCAACCTGGGTCATATTTAATTTTGTAAGATTGATATTAATATTATTAAAGGTTTTATCCATTCGATGTAATTGGATTTGCTGATGCTTATTCATCTCCTGCTGCTGTTCGGATACTAATGTTAAACGATATAATAATTCATGATTACCTTCTAATTTTGAAATTCGGTTCTCTTGATTCTTAATTTCAACCTCAGCACTGGCTAATCGTTCACCTAGTTTTTCATTAATCAATTTTAATCACCGACTTTATCAAAATAGTAAAAGAGTAGGGGAGGGATAGCTCGCACCTACTCTAGCAAAGTATTGAATATTAATACGAAAATTACTAATTTATACACTGATTATTATTGTTTTACGTATAAATATACTTATATTTTTAAATAATATGTGCCTTTTATCGAATGTACTCGCTTGTACCACTGAAATTGTCTACATCTGATTATAATTCATCAATTAATTTATCAATACGCTCACGTAGAGTTATTTCATATAAATTAGCCACATCTTTTACATTTTCATGGTATTGATTCTTAGAGAATGATTTTGTGAATGGTAATTCTTTAGGGAAGTACTTAAAAGAATCACCAATATTCAATAATACTTCTTCATGTTCAGTAGGGGTTAGAACTTCATTAAAAGTAGGATTACCAGAGTCATCTAATACAGGGTCTCCATTTTCATCAACGATAGGAACTTTAGTTATTACATTTTCGATAACCTTTTTAGTGAATTTTCCACCGACATTTAAAATCTTTTGACCTCGATCTGATACAGCTTCTAGAAACTCTTGTGATTGCTCAACAACTTCAAAAGTAATAGAATAAACATTCTCTTTGACATCCTTAATTACACGGTATTTCATAAATAAATTCCTCTTTTCTAAATTTTATATTATGTATTTTATTATTTACAATTAGAATTATTTGAAATATCTTCAACCGTTATTTCTTTTACCATTGGTTGTAAAAGGCGAATGTATTCTAACATTTCTTTCTGAGAATACAGCTTTGTAATAACATTACTCAAACGTTCATCATGAATAGCAACTTCAACAAATCTTTCAATTTCTGTTTGTCCATTGATTTCTAATTTCTTTACAATAGGGGTAATCACTTGATAGATGTCTTTTTCAATAGGTACTTTTGCAGATTGAATTACTTCGTTATAATTTATATACTCTACTTGAACTGACATTCTTTCACCTCATTCATTAAAATCTTTTATCATGCCTTCATCGTTTCTTGATTTAATACTGATTGATTTCCTAACTCAACAAAAATCATAAAATTTTTCCTTTCTTTTTATTATCCAGTAATAGTTGTTCTCAGAGATGTCCCGACAGGAAGACTTACTCCAAATCCTGTTTTATTTCTAATTGTAAATGTAACTGTATAATTACCATTGCCAATATTATTGATGGTACACTTTTCTATATATGCTACTCCATTGATAGCATTTGATTGACTAATATCTCCTCCCATACCTCTGAATATAGTGGTTCCAATCATAGTATTTGACGCATTCAAAGGTTGAAAATTCATAGCTGGAGTGGTTATATTTCCTGCTGAGCCATCTGGTACTACACTAGATAACTGTAAATCAAATTCAACTTTTGGAACTCCTGTAGGTATAGCTCTAATATTATTAGCCATAGTATCAAAAGTAGCATCCGAAGCAGTTTGAACTCCTTTACCAGTAATGGCAGATGCTACTTGTGCTTTACCATTACTTACAGAGGACTTTAAATCAGCTAAATTAAATAAATCTCCATCTAGTCCTTTAACAAATGTATAGCCGTTTTTATCTACCCTAGAGGCTATAGAACCATTACGATATAAGTCTAAGCCGAAATCATTTTCATTGGATGCATTTAGACGAAATATAGCTTCGTGTTGCTTGTTCGGAGTGCGTAAATAGAGATTAGGTATACCTTTTTCAATAACTAAGTCACCTGTCATTGTACCGCCTGTTCTAGCCATAAAACTAGATGTTTGAGGTGTCCACGGGTGAGGTTGTGAGATCATAGGGTCGCGTGCTATTGTTATTTCATTAACAACATCAAAAGTAGCGTATGCACTGAAAATTTCTACTTTAATATTAATAGGGTTTCTAGTATTAGGTGCTTTTGTTATAGGAATGTATAGTCTTGATGCTTCTGAAACTAGTGGTTTAACATAAAAACATTTAGCGAAGTCTGGTGATATATTGTTGATAGTCATAGTATTTAAAAATACGTCTTCACCAACTTTTGCTACATTGTAAACTATTTCAGTACCACCCATAGCATTTCCTATGTGGTAGTCACTTGCTAAAGTTAGTTTTATCAAACCTGAGAAAGCTCTACCCACTAGAATGTCTATATATAGTGAATCTAATTTTGAATTATCATCGTCCCATTCATGAAACCGAAATACTTTAGATGCTGACGAGTATCCTAAGTTAATAATGTCTGTGTCATTGTAAACACCTTTTTGCCATGAGTTATCTACTTTAGAAGAGAGAGCCGAAACCTGACTCTCAACTCCTTCTGCTTTATCTACTTTTACTTTTAATTCATCATTAAGATTATTATAATTAATTTGATTCCCTTGGTATGCCATCAGCATCTAACTCCCATCCATATACTTCTACTAAATGATTAATAATATGTGGAAGATAATCTTCATTTGTTACGTCACTTAGCAAATACGTTTCCATTGTACGAGGATTATAGCCACCAGTAGCAATACGTCTAGCAATGATTTCAACTATTTCCATATCTACGACTACCTTTTTCTTTGTCATATTATAGAATACCCCCTGTTTCTTCTTTCAATAAGCGAATATCTTCTTCTAATTGTTTAATACGTTTTTGTTCTTCTGTTTCTTCTACAGGAAAATCTTTAAAGATTACTTCTCCATCTTCTACCTTTACAGCAAATTGTTTAGAGTAATCAATTGAGCCATGAGGTACATCAATGAAAGCAAGTTCTACTTCTTGCTCATGTGGTACTACATCACCTTTAGCTTCTCCTGTTTGATAAATAATTGTTCCTGTTGCTTTGTTATAAATAATGCGATTATCTAATTGCATAAAATTCTTCCTTTCTTTTTTTACGATGATAGAATTACATATTTCATATCGCTTCTTATAGCAGATGCGTAGCTAAGTGCATTATAAAATCTAAATGTTATCCTCCATTGATTACCCACTTGTTCTGGTATTGCTCTCAACGTGTGAAAACCATTCTTATATGCATCTATCCCTTCCCATCGTTCTGTCCCATCAAAGATAACGGCTCCTGCCTCATCTGTATAGGCTATCATTGGTTGAAAATCAAATAGTGGTGTGACATAGTTTGGGCTTGTTTGATACGGCATGACGGCATCTACATAAAATGTACCACGTACTTCTTTTCTTCCTGTTTGAATCAGTCTAATATTGTTTGCCATATTATCAAATGTTTCTATCGGCGAGGTATAAACTCCTTTGTCAGAAATGGCACTCGCCATTTTCGTTTTTCCATCACTGACAGATTGAAAAAGCCTTCTAGGTGATGTTTCTATCCATGCGTCCCACACACCATTACGACACGTTCGTTCATATTCTTGGTCTCCTGTAAATTGTATAAGTTTTTGTACAACCCAATTTGGCTGATGTACAATTACAGTTCCCATAAACCAAGCGTCTGCATATGGAGCATTAAGAGCATTAAGAGCCATATACATTCCGTTTTTAGTAGCATTGTTCCAATCTTCGACAAGTGCACATACATCTGGGAAGCGAGAAAATAAGCTACTATTTGTATTATCCCAACTACCCATTTGTATACGTGTAGGTATATTGCTACCTTGTGGAAACCACGGATAACCATGCGCTGTAGGAGAACCGGTATCTACACATCCTGACGTAGCATCTTTCATATCGTTAAATAATGTGTCGTAAACTCCTATCATTTCTACCTTAGCAGTTATAGGATTATTGGCATTAGGTGCTTTATATAGAGGTAATGCAATTCCTGTAGCATTAAAATCAATGTCTCCTATAAAATAATCTGTAGCAAATGCAGGGACGATACTTATTATCTTTTTGTCGTAGTCGTATCTATCTTTTTCAAATTTAGCAATATTGTGAACTACTTCAGCCCCGCCTTTAGCATGAGAGTTAAAACTTGATGTTGCATACGATACTTTTATAGTCCCTGAAAAATTAACAACAGGTATTAATACATAAAAATTTTCTACATTTACATTAGATAACCATTGATCACTTTTTTATTTGGAAAACTCTACTTATTGTTTTACTACTTAGATTTATAATGTCAGTATTATTATAAACATCTTTTTGCCATGAGTTGTTTGCTTTCTCTTTAACCTCATCATATCCCTCAGGTATTCCACCTGCCGCTATAGCATCCTGAACATCTTGACCTAACTTTGATAAAGGAATAGAACCATCAATAATGTTATTACCATCAAATTCTACTTTCATGTTTGGCATGTTACGGAATACAACTAATACAACATTATTCTCTTCAATCTCAGTATGTGGATTATCAGGAATAGAAAGACGATTACTAGTAAGTGTATAAGATACCTGCTCAAGGTAAACTGTATTATGGAATACCATTACTGAATCAGTAACCTGATTATAGATCCCCGTTGGCAGTTCCCATATTGTTTGACCTACACTGTCAGTAACCAAAGGATAAGAATTAACACTTACATTTCCACCTCCAGTACCTGAGCCACCGCCACCTTCAATCCATCCTGAATCATGGATTAATGAACTTGTATTATCATATGTGTAAGTACGCATATAGGAAATAGCAGTAGTGGGGTTAATTACGTTGAATATCTTAACAACATTTTCGTTATCAGGATTTTCATATACTAGTAAAGTAGCTGCATGGTCTGTTTCTGTAGGCAAGAAATCAAGGGCATCATTTTTAACCCAAAACATACCATTATAATCAGCATCAATATAATCCTGTTCTGAAATAACGATTACCTTGTCGCCAATACCTTTATCAGTGAAGTATTCTTTTATTGCTGTGTCTTTATCATCAATCTGTTGTTGTGTAAAAGTTCCAATTTCATCTGCTGTTAGCTCTACATTACCTGCACCATCAGGACTTTTACCATTAACAGTTGAGACAGCACCTGTACCATCTACGCCACGTAATGCTAATAGAATCCAGTTTGTATTTGTTTCAGATGGAATAGAATTAAGGTTGTTATCTCCCTTAGATTGCCATGTACTACCGTTATAAGTTACAACGTTATTTTTAGAATAAGTAGTAGTGCTATTCCATACAGTAGCCTGACCCCAACCTTTAATAGATTCTGCAACTTGATTGGCTTCATCAGTAGCTTTCTTAGTATCTGTAATAGCTACCTCAGCTTCATTAATTTTGTTATCAAACTCATTTTGACGGTTTTGTTCATTTTGAATTCTGATAGCTTCATTGGATTCCCGTATACTTTCAGCGTTTTTTTCTATCTAATTCATTTTGTTGTCGAGCACTCTCATTAGAATTTCTAGTATTTTCTGATGTGATACGATTTTGTTCATTTGTGTTTCTTGTTTGTTCCGCACTATTTGCCTCAATCAATACGTCGTTTAATTCATCTTTTAAATTATTTGCTTCAGATAGGGTACTTTTCACTTCTTCATTAAGTAATTGAACTTCGGCAATCAAATCTTGAAGAATACCGATATAGCTTAGATCTTTATCTTTTAAGTGGTCAAATATGAAAATAGAGAATGGTTGAATTGATACCATTGAAGTACCAGAGTATATAGAAAGAATGGTTGTTAGCTTTCCGGCTTCATTCATCTCTACACCAACGAAATTATAAACAATCATTTGAGTGTTAACGTCTATGTATGGTTCACCGACAATTGTTTGACCTGAAGGCAATTTAAAGGTAATTTCAGCCCTTGTAAAAGCAGCTAAATCAAACTTTTTGCCATCATCAAATATTTTAAATTTTAATGTTGCTGAATCTCCTTGCTTAAAGGTAGGAACAACACTCGTCATTCTTCTTTTGATATCTACGTTTAATGTATATTCATTTTTAAATGACATCAATAAGCTCCTTTATTTATGTATTTTTTAATTTTGTGATTCGTAAAATTGAATTACATATTCAAATTGTTCACAGACTGAATCATATGTTTCTGCTAGTTCTCCTGAAACAATCATCAATTCTTCATCTAGGAATAGGTTAGCTACAGTGAGTAGCATTTCTTTGTTTGCTTCATTTAAATCAATATGTAATTCTTCATTTAATAAAATGCTCATTTCATTTAAATACTCTTCTGTTACTTTAAAGTTACCTTTGTCATCAATAATGATTTCGTTATTTTCATCTTTAATGGCATATTGATTTCTTAACTCATTTTCTTCAATTTGTACAGTATTGTTGTAATGATCATGTAGCAAGCGATTAAATCTTGAACGTAATCTTGATGTTTTACCTTTAAGCTCTAAATCAAAAAGCATTGTATATGTATTTGAAATATCTTTATTTTTAATTTGCATTTCCTAATTCTCCTCGTATTAGTGATTACTAAGCATCTGAGCGTCTTAATTGTGCTACGTTTTTTCCATTTCTGTCTCGTATATATACAAATGTACTATTATATGCTATCCATAAGCCTTGTACATATTGTGATTCGTCTGCATTAGTTGCTTGGTTAGCAGTATCTGCTGTCAAAGCTCTTTTTGCTGAACCAACATTGATATGATTAGTATTTACAAAGTTAGCGAAATTAACATCTATAGTTCCCTTCAAGTTAATTTTAGAGTACCAATGTCCTAAGTTTATATAATTTGCATCCACAGTCATTTCGTTAGTTAATCTAAAATATAAATCATTGCTATAAATAAGTATTTCATTATTATCTGCTTGTATTCCAGTTCCACTATTAAATGATATGGTTTTTTTAGTATTAGAAAAACTATCTCCTAATCTTATGATATTTCCTACATTTACATCTGTCTCAACATTTATAGTTCCACCATTTATTGTTGCACCATTAATAATTGTCCCATTCACAGTTCCACCATTTATTGTAGTTCCATAAATATTCGAAGCTGTGATATTTCCACTAAAGGTAGCATTCCCATAAATATCAATTTCAAAGGTTTTTGTACCACTTGTGTTATATCCACGAATACCATAGTCATCCATCTTAACTCCACGATTTTGGGAGGTAGAAGTCTGAATTAGGAAATTTTCTTGAGATGTCATTCTGCCTGAATTAGCGTTTAGCTCAAAAGTTATACCACCAGAAGCGTTATACCCAGTAATTCCAGAAGAAGTAATCACTACACCTCGATAAGAGGAAGGGGAGGACTTTATAGTTAAATCGCCGATAATTTCAACTTGACCTGTTGTTGCATCGACATTAAAGGTACGTACACCGTTGTTATTAAAAGCTCTAAAGCCGCTTCCATCTAATTGAGTGCCTCGATAGGCGTTGGAGGATGATCGAATATCAATTGCACCATCATATACCCGTAAGCCATATTTATATTGGGAAGGGGCGTCTGGATGAGGGTATCTGCCAAGATGCACTTTAATTTTTCCATTTGTATCATAAACGGATTGAAGTCCGTTATAAATCGTGACTATGCCTAATTCATCTTCGATATGTAGTTTATTCCCCAACAGTAGTCGCCCTGCTATTACCTCTGCGTGTACTCCACGCTTAGAAATCGCCACAGCTATAGAGTTGCCACCGTCAGGAGTAATGGCCATTAAGGCGTTATTAATAACGAGGTAGGTTTTGTCATCTTGTAAATCTTTGGAATATAGTCCTCGTTCATTCATTGTAGTAGAATTTGCATAACCTCCGAGGAGGATATTTTTAGCTGTATCAAATTCACTATTAAGAATTTGTGTGACACCATCCATTGCATCTTTGCCTTGATTCCATTTGTACTTATCCATATTGACTGTGGTAGATGTATTGGAGATGTCATAAATGACTTTCTTTAATTTCCCATTCTCATCCACAACATCTTTGCCATTAGCAATCGTTAAATTGACAGAGTCATTATTAAAATCAAATTGCATTTCTATAATTTTTAATGTTAGCCTGACACGAAGTTCATCATTTTGAACTCGGATAATGTCACCAATGGCAATTTGTTTCATTGACATGGTTTCATGAAGATTGCTTAAATAACCTTCTAATCCAACATTGACATGAATAGGTGGTTCGTTTAGTGTTTTAAATATTTCTATAGCCTCTTCCAATAAATCCCTTTCATCCGTAATAGAATCATTGTGGTGTTCTTTGACAATGATGTATTTATTTAATTCTGTGATTTCTTCAGAGGAAAAGTTATGTTCCATTTTTAATTGAAGACCTAAATCCAACATCTGCTGCTCAATATTCATTAATTGTATGTTCAAAGTTGCGATCTGCGAATTTTTATTATTAATTTCATTTTGTTTAGCATTGATGCGGGAAATAACATTTGACCAATCAGCTCTACCAGGTGCTTGATCTTGATAGGTATAGTTGATAACATCTCGTTCATTTAAATAGGTTTTTAATTGAGTTTCTAAATTAGATAATTCTTGTTCTTCTTGCTGAATGTCATCTTGTTTTGTTTTCTTCTGTGCTACTAATGAATCGAATTGACCCTGGAATGATTGTAATTTTCTTTTGTATTTTGTCAGGGCTATACATAATTGATTGGACATATAATCCGATTGTTTAATTACGTTGTAGTTAGTGTCACATTCAAAAGGATACATAAAGTAACTAAAATCTTCTAAGTAGTTTGAACCAGTAGGGGAGAGCGTTCGAAATTCTAAGCCGTCCTGACCATAAGCTTTTAAGCGTGTAACCATATCTTCGGCTTTAGTTGCTACTGAAAGGGAATCAAGTAATATGCCCTCTTTTAGCCTAACACCGCGATTCATTCCTATATGATTAGCTGATGAAGATTAACCTTACGATTCTTTGTATCCCAGACAATTAATGCATTAAACCTTTCCGCAATATCAAATAAGCACTGTAAAACTGTGGCAGAACTTACATCAAATGAGCGATATTTCAAATTAAATGCAGCATCCACATAGTCTAACTTCCATTCCGTTTCTGCTAAGAAAAATTTACATATTCAGATAGAGTTTTAGAGGTTTCTTCATAGTCGCGAATGTTTTTGTCTGCTAATTCAATACCACAGCTATAGGCTGTATAAGAAATTGAATTTCCATCGTTGCCTATTTGCTTATTTTTATCTAAAAAAAGGAAGTATTCTACTTGATTGTTGTAGGTCATTTTTAAATAATAGCGATCTTTGATTTGATCAATTAAAGGATTGTCGATTAAAATATGCTGTCGTTCAATTTTTGTAGGAATTGTAAAACTGATTTCGTTAATAGCTCCTAGTCGAATAGTCAAACTTAATCCATATATTTCCTTTAGTGGTGAGATAACAGTACGGTCAGGTTTACAAAGTTTTAATAGTGGATAAGTATGATCACTTACCGTATTTGTATAGCTTATAGCTCCCATGTTAATTCACCTCCTTCCTGTAGGTATTTGTATTCAACACTAAATTCAATTTTATAATTCCCTTGGAACTGTATCTCATAATTAGAATTACATTCTCTAGTTTCTTCCCCTTGAAAATCTAACCAATAGTCATTATGAAAATCATATAAATAACGAGAATTATATTCTTGAGAGGACACAATCATTTCATTTTCACAGTCAACTGTAACGATTTCATTAGCTAAAACGTTTGTAATGATAAATTCCTTATTATCTGTGATGTTTCGAATAATAATCGGAATCTTATCTCCAATTTGTGTTATTTTTAAAAAAAGGTCGAATGGTTGCATCGCCTTCATTGAAAAAAACTCCAAGTTTCTTCACCATCCACATGAAAATCATATGTTTTCTTAGGGGAGTAGCGGTAGGCATCTTTACATCTAAAGGTTAAGTCAATATAACCTTCCCTCAATCCGTTATGAATAAGCTTGGGTTCTCCTGTCAACATTGCATAATAGATTTTCTCAGGTTCATTATTAAACCAAAGGGGGCAATAGAAATCCGTCCATAACCATCTTGCAATAGCTCGAATATTATTTCTATCTCTCCAGTCCTTAATCCAAATAGCCATAGAAAAAGAGAGCGGCTCAATCTCCACTCCCTTAAAGTAACGCTTTTTTTCCTTTAAAAACAGACGTTTCAACTATATTCCTTGAAGGAAGGAATGTCTCTTCGTAAAGTCCACTGCTTGGATTAATCATCATTACTCCCATATCCTCAGAGGATATCCTATTGAAAGTAAAGCTAGTGTTTTCGAGCATTATTTCACTCCTTTCTTAACTCTTAAATCATTCCAAATATCTTTTGCAAAATTATTAGCCGTTGTTTTATTGGCGATCATTTCACCAATATCAAAATTGAATTCATATGTATCACCCCCATACTAGCTACATTGCTAATTAAGCTTGTAGGATTACTAATGGTATGTATCATTGGTGTGAAGAAGTTTGCGGCTCGTTCCATTATATTTGCCATATCTAATAGGCGCTTTGTATCAATAGGGGAGTTGATTAATTCATTAGGATGAACAATTACTTCTTTGCCTCCTTTACCATCAATACCATTCCCACTCCATTTTGTCATCCCGCCATGTAAAGCAGAGGCTTTATTTCCTAATAGTAATTTTGCCCAATTTTTTTAATTCATTTTGCATTTCTGTACTATCAAAAATAGTATAATTTTTCATGACAAAGTTACTTAAACGTACCAAATCTTCATTACTTAATTTACTTATCTCAGTATTGTAACTAGAATTTGTTTCAATAGAAGAGCCTTCTCTGCGTCCTGCTTTTGCTATCGTATGAGCTTTTTCCCGAATATTAGCAGCTCTGACAGGAGTTGCATTGCTAGCTAATACATCTGTCATATATTTCCCCATAATTACTTTAAAGTCAGCATCAGATAAATGTCTAATTTGTGAAGTTGAATTTGTATTTTGAGGAAGTTCATCTGGTGAATAATTCATCCCAGCTAAATATAATCGATTTGATAAATCTATAATCTTTCTTTGATATTCAGGTGTCATAACAACAGTAGCATTACTTTTTAAAAATTCACTGAATGCTGTTAAATCGGACTTAGATAAGCTATTAATTATACTATCAAAGGAATCTGTAGCTTTAAATTCAGAACCATTTTCCCGACCTTGTGAGGCTAGTGTATGAGCTTTTTCCCGAATATTAGCAGCTCTTATGGGATTATCAACTTCCAGTGCTAAATTATCAGTTAGATATTTTCCTAGTAAAACCTGCATATCTCCAAGGCTGAGTTTACTATTTTTAATAGAATTTTGATACGAAGAATCGTTGTCAGCAGAAGAACCATAAATACCTGTTGGAATAGAAGAATTCTGTACAAGCGCCATGAGGTTCATAGCTTCTTTTAGTGTATCAATAATGTTTTGACGGATAGTTAGACCAACTGCTTTCATAGTTCCATCTAAAGTGTTTCCTAATTCGGGCATGGTCATCTCTAGCCAGTCTATGAAACCACCGAATTCTAAACGGATATTTTCGAAGTTACCACTAACAATATCTTCTCGTATTTGTGCAAACTTTCGTTCATCGTTTAATAAATCATTGTAATGTTGTTCCCAATAACTCTTTAGGTCATCTATACGTTTCAATTCTTGATTATGATAGTCATCCTCAGCTTTAGATTTACCATCAATCTCTTTGTCTTTCATTTCAAGAAGATCATTTAGACTTTGCTTCTGTAGTTCTATATCTCGATCATGACGTTTTTCTTGAATGTCCTCTTCAATGTTGAAGAGTTGCTCTTCAAGTTTTTTTACGTTTAGACTTTGCCTCATGACTATCATCAAGAGAGAGGAGCGCAATTTGACGTTGAATATCATTTTTTTTCTTTCTCTAATTTGTCAATATCCATGGAGTAATCCCGTTCAGCTTCTTGTCGATCAATTAATCGAAGTCGTTCTTCTATAGCTTCTCGAAATTTATTTCTCTCATCGTCGATATTTTTCATGATATTTTCATGACGCTTATTTTCAGCTTCAGTTTCTAATTCATATTGGCGAATAACGGCATCTTTTTGTTCCTGAATGTAATCTTTATAGACCTTGATGAGTGTTTCTGCCAAGTCTTTTTTTTGTTTAATAATTTTAGATTCTATTTGTGTTTCTGTTTTAAGTATTTCCGATTCCTTATTTTTTAGTTCTAAATTATAATTTTGAAGATCTTCTTTTAACGCTTTAATATCATCAGGATTCAACTCTACACTTCTTAATTGATTTTGAGTAATTATTATTTGGTTATTAATGTCTTCTCTTAATCCATTCAATAAAGAAATCTGGGAGTTTAGCTCCTTTAGTACATCACCAGAGCGCTCTAATTCTTTAACTTTTGCTTCGTTTTCAGTCATTGAATCGCTCACAGTTTCATACATGGACTGAATGATTTTGCTTTGTTGCAGTTTGAACTCTTTTTCCTTAATTTTTTTCATCGAATCTTGTTTGAAGATTAACGATAATCTCATAATTCCTATGACGTAATTCAACTGATAAATCTTGAATTTGAACAGTTAATGCAGCATATTTTTCTTTTAGTTGCTCTAAAATTTCTCCTGAATATTTACCAGATTTTATTTGGGCTTCTAAATATTTTAATTCATTTTTATTAATAGCCTGCTTCTTCTCCATATGAGAAGTAATCGATTGAAGAGTTTGTATGTAAGCATTGGAATTAGAATCTAGTTCTTTCAGCTTGGAGCTTTCAAGTTCGATTTTGGAGTCCTCGGTTTTGCGCTGAGCTTCGTATACATCTAAATAAGCCAGAGACATCTCACCTAATGCTGAATTAACAGAATGCATTTCAGTTTTGAGTTCGAGCATTCGATTTGAATATTCTTCTACAGTTTGACTATTTAAACCTTTTGTAGTGACTATCTTTTCTAAAAATTCTAGCTCCTGCTGATTGACTGCTTGTTTTTGCTCCAAATACTTTGTTTGCAAATCCAATGTTTTAGTGTATCTGTCAGATGATTTATCTACTAATTTTATCTTTTCTTCTTCATGAGATAGATTAGCATCGATAACTGAACGTTTACGATCAAATTTGTCTAAATATGTATCAAGAACTCTTTTTTTCTAAATCTGTAATGTTTACTTTCTGTTGAACAATATTATTTGATAGGGAATTTAATTCGGAAATAGCTTGATCAATAGCCTGCTGTGATGTGTCAATAGCAGTATAATTAGTAGAACTTACAGTGCCTGATTTTGCATTATTTAAGTAATCAATGGGGTTGATCGGTACATTTCCATTTTTATTAATTTCATAATGTAAATGTGGACCAGTGGTTTTACCAGTTGAGCCAACAGTTCCTATTTGCTGTCCTACTTCAATTGTTGAACCCAATTTAGCAACTGCTTTATCTAAATGAGCGTAAATATGTTTTAAATTATTTGCATCTTGAATAACAACGATATTACCATAGGTTGAATCGTAGTCATTATCTTCTGCTCGACCACTAGCAATTACTTTGCCACTAATATTTGCGTCTACCTTAGTTCCTCGAGACATAGCAATATCTATGCCACGATGATTATCTAATTCACCGTTTAACATTCTATTTCCAAAGTTACTTGATATTTTACCTGACCAACCACTTAGCTTTTGAGATGTAGTAGATGTGGAAGCATTTGAAACCGTTCCAGTCTTATTAATTTTTCCGGAAGAAATTTGAGATTTAAGAGATTTTTCTTGGTTTTCAAGTAAATTTAATTTATCCCTTTCAAGCTTAAGCTGAGCCTGCAGTGAATTTCGATATTCATCAGAATGCTTTGGGAAATTAGATTGAACTTTTACTTGATTTTCAATTTCGGAATTGAGCTTTTCTAAAGATTTTTTTAAATGTGTCTGTTATATAGATGGAATCTTTCGTAGCTGTATTAGAAGATTTTGAGGCTTTTTTTTGAAGACTCTATGGAAGTAGTAAAGCCATCAATCTCCGCAATATTAGAATCGAAATCCATAGTTAAACTATTTAATTCTTCTTTATAGTTTCTAATATTACTTTCTACCACTAATTGTTGTGCCGCCATACCTAATCCAAGTGGTCCACTCATTTGACCAATTAATTTTGATGTAATTTCATTCGCTTTAACATAATTTCCTAACATCATAATTTCTCTTTTGATATTTTCAATTTTTAATTTAGTAGCTTGGGTAGAGGATAGCAACATTTCTTGATCAGCAGTTAATTTTCCATCACGAGCTAATTTATATCCATTTAACAGTGTTTCATTTGCCTTGTTCTCAGCTTCAATTGCTTTTATCTTTTCCTCATTTAGCTTAATAGCTTTACCGTCATTATCAAGTAAAGTGGGATAATTTGAATTTAAGCTGTTTATTACTCCGTTCCTAGTGTGCATTATGTTTACAAGACGCTGCTCTTCAGCTGTTAAATTCCCTTTTTGACTAAGGTTTCGAATCTCTTCTTCTGTATAACCCTTCAATTGATTAGTTAACATCTGATATTGGAATAATAAATCCGAAGTGTCATTTACTTTTTTTCTGAGATACACCTGCTAGTTGTTCATAAATTGTTGTCAATTTTTCTGCTTCTTTGTTGTAACCAAACATTTTTTTCTTTTGCTTCAGCTAATGTTAAATTATTGGTTTTCATTTCCACAGACAGTTTCTTTTGAGTTGCAATCGTGTCGTCGTAATGTAAATTAAGTGATTTCATGATACTACTTACGACTTCTTCACTAAAGCCTAGTCCAGTTAATTCAGCTCTAACATTAGACAGTTTATCTTTAGCACTGCTAGCCATGGAGTCAAATGTTTCAGTAGTTGCATTCTTCATATTTTGAAAAGAACCTATAACATCATTTATTAATGTAGAGGCGTTCTCGTTTGAAAATAAGGCTGTTAAAGAATTTTGTAATGTATCTAAATCTTTTACATCTGTAACATCAATTAACTGTGCTGCAAAACCCTCAGCGGTGTTCTTTAAACTATCTGTTAATTTATCATTTTCATTAATAATATAAGCAAGATTGGAAATATAGTCAGATTTTTGAGCTGAAATTTTTTTTGATTTAGTTTAGCTTCATTATCAGCTATTTCCTCCATAAAGTGATTAACATCGTTGCTTAGTTGCTGATAGTAGTTAACTAAGTCATTATCGCCGCTTTTTTTCAGCAATGGATTGTAGCTTTTTTTATTTCGTTTAATTTTTTTTCAAAATCTGCTGCGGTTTTAAGTAATGGTTTACCATTATCATCCGAAAATTTTTCATTATTTAGGATGTTAGAAGCCATATTGGAGTCTAAGATTATAGCTGCATTTTGGGCTATAGTTTTTTGCTTGTCTTTAAGATCAGAAATAGCTCCTTTACGTGTATCAATATTTTCATCACGTTTTTCTTTTGCTTCTTGTTCAGCCATTTGTGCTTCTAAAGCCTGTTGCTCTTTCAAAAGTTCGATTTTTACTTTTAGAGCTTCAGAAGAACCAATTATTTTATTACCATATTCATCTTCATGGGCAACAATATTAGGTAAGAGTTCACCAAGTTGATTAGAAATATCCTGATATTCGGCAAGGACAGTAGGATCAGCATTTCCTAACGCCATAGATTTCTCTAATTGAGTATATCTATCTACCTGACTATTGATTTCATTTGCATTTGAACTATAGGATTTCAATATTTTTTTGGTCTTCAGCTTTTAATTCCTCAAGTTTTTGTTTTTCTTTTTCTTTATATTTAAAATATTCATTTAACGCAAATTCACTAGCACCTAAGAGAATTCCAACTATATTGAATCCTCTAATTGCCTTTTTGGGTAATTCTATACCTGCAATATCCTCTGCAAATGTTTTAAATGTGGATGCTTGACCCATCCAACTCGTTATAGTAGATATTGAAAAAGTAGCACTTTGAGCTGCAGCGGCTGTATTTTTTTCCAAATGCCTCGATACCTTGGTTAATCTTTTCTAGTTGTTGTGGGATGTCTGATAATCCTGCTATGTTTAAGCCTTCACCAAGCTGAATATTGGATAGCTGGGTGTTTAAATCTGTTATCTGGGAAGTTAGTTGCTCGAAATCGGCTGTATCTGCATAGGCCTTATTCAATTCATATATCGAATATAAATTGGATTCTAAGGCTTGTAGATTTGCAAGTGTTTCTTGAATGCCCCCGAATTGAATATGATTAAAGCTGATAGTTTCTACTTCAGTTTTTAGTTTAGATACAATATTTTCTAATGTTCGTAGGTCACCAGCCGGTGTTTTTGCTAACTGCTTGTAAAATTTGCTGACATTGATGTTGGCATCACCAAATGCTTGAGATAGTGTGTTAATTGTTTTCACAGAGTGGGTGATCTGCTTCTTCAATTCGTCGAAAAATGAGAGGGAAGGGGGTGAGCCACTTCCGATTTCTTGATATTTTTGGTTAACGCTCTGTAGTTGTTGCTCCAGGGCTTGTAATTGTTTTTCAAACTCTATTAATATTTGAGTGTTGGGTCCTTTTACATCTAAGCTCATTTTAATAGCAGGTATGTTTTTTTTAATCTTTTGATGTAGGTCTGTATATTTTTTTTCTTGAAATATCGTCATTGATACCTAGAGCAGCTAATAACTCTATTGGTTTTGTTTGTCCACCACCAGTACTCAATCGATTTTCCCTCCTAATTTTAGATAACCGATCAATACAAGGCAGTGATCGATTCATCTTTCTTTATTGTTGTATAAAACAGTAAATATCCTAAAATATTCAAATACCCACCCAAAGAAGGTAGGGAGTAGTTCAAAATTTTAACTATTTATGGGCAGAGGCTAAAAATCATCAGAAGTTCCTTCGGTGTCCTTAGCAGCAGTTGCTTGTAAAATATTGAAGTACTCTTTTTCCATTTCTAAAAATTTAATGCTTAAGTGCAATCGTTTATTAATTTCCTCTAATGCATTGGAGATTTCCTGCATGGTGAACATTTTTGTTAAAAATATGTCGTACCAGCCAATATCCACGAGATAATTCATTGTGGCAAAATGTGTTTCAATGGGTTTATCCTTTAATTCACTTTGTAAATCCGTAAAATGCTTAATGATTAAAAAGAAGATATAATTATTTAACTCATAATCATTTTCGAAATATTCAAGCTTATGTTGCTGAGCATATTCCAGCGAGTTCGCTAAATCATTGATCAATATCGTAATTTTGCGTTTACTAAACTTTGGATAGTAATAGATGAACTTTCCTTGTTCTTTATCGATATAAAACTTTTGCTTCTTATTTATGGCATCAGCACTTTTTTTGAATATCCGCTAACGTTAATTTTGTTTCACGTTTTGTCATTTTTAAGCTCCTTTTATGTTCAATAGAAAGGTAGAGAATTTAATCTCTACCCGTTTTACATTAATTTATTTAAATAACATCTACGGCAATAGTTTCAACGAATGTTCCATCGGTTACTTCAATCATTGTTTGATCATTTGCTTTTGCGGAGGCACCTAACGTTACGACACCATCTGCATTAACACTTGCAATGGATGGGGCTTTTGATGTCCACGTTAAATCACTATTTTGTAAAAGTACATTGCTATAGCCTGCACCACGGATACCTAATACTGAAATACGTTGAGAATCACCGGCAACAGCAGAATCTAGAACTAGACGTGATGGATTTGCAGCTAGAGCAGTAAATTGTACTTTTTCCTCAGATAAATTTCGAAGCTTAATATATGCATAGTTTCCTTTTTTATCTGCAAGTGAGCTCCCTGCTAGAGAAGAAGATGCTACACCCTCGTGTGTCATTGAAATTTCAACGGCACCATTCGGCTTGAAGTTTGGCACTTCAATAATAACTTCACCTGTTTTACCATTATTCGAACGGATATCTACATTTAATTCCATACGTACAGCCTTAGGGAAGGAATCAGCAGAGATTTCAATTGTATCCATCATCTCCTGAACAGCATAGACCACCTGTACTTCCTTACCTGCTAGTGCAGGAACCGTAATCTCTTTGCCAGCAGGCGCATATTGTGTGAATGTGCCGTTAAGCTGCTCAACATGAACCTGACCAATAGGTGTTTCGGCAAGCGTTCCTTTACCATTGGCATCAAGTAAAATAATTTCGTCAGTGTAGTACTCAGCTAGTTGATGGTTGATTTCTGTACCGTTTTGTAAGGCGATATATGCTGTATCGAAAGCAGCATCTTCAATAGAGAATGTTAGTTCCTTTTGATAGTTCAGTTCATATACCTTTTTAGAGCCTTTTCCAGCATGGATGGCCTGAGTTTGAATAGCCTGTGTCATGGATGAATTTAGTAATGTTTTACCATTTAAAATTAATTCATCTGTTAAGCGATCGAATAAACGAACATTTGCTACTGAAGTTAAAAATTGATTTTGTTGTGTCATAAAAGATTACCGTCCTTTTTGTAATTGTTTTTTTATTTTAACTAGAGGCAAGCCCCAGTTTTTTTCATTTGTTGATCAAATGCTGATTTTGTGATAATAACATCCTCATTTTTCTTTGGTTCCTCGATATGACTTAGCCAATGAGGAAGCTCATGCTCATTTTTAAATTCAACCATGCCCGAGTATCGAGCGTTGAGAATGGCATCACTGCTTACCATATAGTCCATTCGAATTAATCCTTTATGGAATTGGTAAAGCGTTAATTGTTCAATTTCATGGTAGGGGAGTCCAGATTTACAATGGTAAGCTATTATTTGCTGCTCTAAGTCGGCCTGCTTTGTTTTTCTTTTTGTCATAAATGCCCGTGCTTCTTGAATGGCCTTTTTTGTATCTGGATCAATAAATTCATCCTCTAAATCAATTAGATTTTGCTCACTAATTAAAGTTTTAATCTTATCAAAGTCACGTTCATGCAATGAAATGCCATTGACCGTTATCAAGACCATACCTTTTTCATTGATTGAAATTTGTATGTCCTCAGTTTTAAAGACTAGGCGATATAAGGCAATTAATTTTTCAAGTAGGATATAGCCATCCTCGTTCTGCGCCATCGTAAGCAAAAACAATAAGTAAGACATTCTGACAATTTCTGGCTGCTGAAAGTCGTTTTTAGGTAAAAGTAAGCACTGTACAGCCTCATAAAATTCATCTGCATCCTTCATTTTTACAGGGTAGATCGATAACCCTTTATATGTAATTGGTTTGCCAAACGCCTTTTTTTGTGACCATATTCATGATTTAAATCCCATAGGCTGTTGGCCAGAAGGCATGATGTAGGTCCAACGATAACCAACAAAGCCATTTGGAACAGTTGTTATTGGGAGTCCACTATGGAATCTTAAATCCCCAAATTCCTCAATGTCCTCCTGAAACAATACCTCATTTAGTACTTCACCAAGCCAATCTAGTCGAAAATCAATATTGTTGGCAGAAGCAGGGGTATAAATATCAAAGATATATTGCTGGGTGCTTGAATATGGGTTATCTGTAAATTGATTGATGCTTTTTAGATAATTTTTTTTGAGGTATACGTGAACCTGTGTAGAAACAAATTCTACAAGTATTGGTTTCCAACGCTAAATCATTTGTTTTATCACCGATAACTAGTACATTTTGAAGAATATGATCTTTCTCAGGTAACTGTGAGACATTCATTTTTAAAGGATCGAGAGGATCATCCTCTGTATCTTTGGGCATGTAGTATAGTAAACGGAGGAGCTTCTCATCATTTACTAATAAGTGATAAAATTCATTTATTGTTTTTACAATTTTCATTCTCCTTTATCCTCCTAAAGAAGAGTGCTATTTTCGAAGGTTTCAATATAGAAAATAACAATAGAATATGTATTTTTTACATTAGTTTAAACATACAATCGGCATCACCTTCTTTCATGTATTAATAGAAGTTAGTCAAATGAGATCTTCTTCTTATTGATCCTCTATATTATATGAAACCTTCATTATGGGGCTGTAAACTGAACAGCCCCATTAGAAAATTTCATATTTTGTATTAATTCATTTATTAGGTAAAATCCTCTTCCACATCTTCAATCCCAAAGCTAATTGCTTCAAAATAGGAGATACCTGAAAATGTGTTATGTCTGCTAGAGCCTTTTGCCATCTCTTTCAGCTTATGATGAGAAAGCACGTAATTATCCTGTAAACGATGTGGCGTATTATGATTTCTTAATAATTTCATAATTTGCCTGCTTCTTTTATGACGCTTTTTTTGCTTCTTTTATATACGCTAAATTTTCTTGTTCTAGTAAAAGTTCATCCCTAGTAAAATATCCTTTTGTTATGTAATAGGCAAGCATGTCTAAAATAATAGTAGTATGATAGGTTTGAGCAGTTATACTGAAATAGTCATCTAATGTGATCTCTTTGCCTCGGTAAACCACTTTTTCTTTTTCTAAAAGCGTTTGTATGTATTGAACTCTGTCTTCAATAGGAAGTTCCATTCGCAATTCAATGATTAAACTAGGTAATTGTAATTTCATATTATTTCTCCTTCTACCTATTAGGTTGGCTAGTGCAGGGTAAAATCCACTTTTTTTCGCCCAGGTCTATTTTTTTACATTTTTTTGCATTGTGAATGGAGAAGATCTTTACTGCTGCTATTGACACTAAAAAATTCATCTGTCGCAGGGAGGATATCTTTACATTTACTACAGCTTTTTGTTTTTAAATGCAACTTGTTGATATAGGTAGCTTTGCGCCATTGTCGATCGTTTTCTTGTTTTATTCGTAAACAAATCGTGTTAAATTTACTTCCTACTGTTTTAACAGGTATTCCTAAAATTTTACCTATAGTATAGTAAGAATAGTCTTTAGCAATATAATGAAGTAATTTAATTTGTTCTTTATTTAAGGACTTTTTTAATTAATTCATCTAAATCAGCAAATAGGCTAATAACTTCTGTGTTTAATTTCAATGAATTGGTCGCGCATGCCCCTTGATTTAAGCTGGTATCATCAATAGAGCCTCTAAAAGTTAATAGTTCTTTAATAACGATTACATCTGATAACACAAGTTGTCTATACTTTGTATCCTTATAAGTTTGATACGCCATTACTACATCCCCCTTTATTTTTATACTTTAGCCTATTATAATTCAATTTAAAAATAAATCAATATTTTAAATTAATTTATCTATTAAATTTTGAGAATTAATTTAAATGAAATAATTTAAAAATTTACAAATTGAAATTGATTATGCTACTATTGACTATAGTCAAAAATAAGGGAGCGTGTAGAGGTGAGAGTTGGCAAAACGAAAGAATTATTAATTGAACAAATAAAAGCTAGAATTCCTCTGTTAGTGCAGCATAATGGGATTTTAGATGAGATTGCCATACAGCTTAATAAATATAACATAAGCTTAGGCAATATTATTGAACTGATAAATGATCACAATAAACTAATAGAGGCACAGCTACAGGAATTACTATTGCTTGGTGAACAGCTTCATTTAAAGTTTGCAGATAGTGACCAAGACTGGATCAAAGAATGGCTCAATCCTTCAGAAATTAAAGAGCTGAGATTGTACATAAAAGAATCACCTTACGATGAAATTATCACTTTACCTTATACTTTCGAGAACGTTATAAAAACAGGGCACAATGAATATGCAGCAATCGTCCCTAATTCAATCATCGGTAAGCTGTGGATGAGTGGGATTACCATGTATAATCCTAATATTCAGCGACAGGCAAAAAAGAAGAGAGTTAAAAACGAAATAATAGAGGTTATGAATTTAAATCCTAAATCTTTGCGCGAGATTGAAAAGCAAACTTTAGATGGTGATTTAATAACTTCTACACTACGCTATAATGCCAAGGTTGGTACCGGGGAAGATGGAGTTGAATTAATTTATGATGATAGAGAAAAATCGCTCACATTATTAGAGGGCACACAAATAGATGTTTTAGATGGTGCGCATCGAACATTCTCTATCTATAATGCCTATATGAAGAAGGTTGATTTGGAAGGGAATATGATCGTAATTTTTTCGAATATGACGGAGGCACAATGTAAAAGAGTTCAGGTCGATATGGCAAAAGCCAATCCAATACCTAAACCGAGATTACGGGAGCTAGCAAAAGATAAATTAGCGGATGAGGTTGTGATTGAATTAAAAGCGGATGGTGAATTAAAGGGAAGAATTACCTCCAATTCAAATGTTAAATATTCATATGGGGAAGTTGTTACTTTCTCGGAATTGTCGGATGCCATCGATCATAGCTTCCAACTAGAGAATCGTCTAGAAGTCATCGAGGTTGCGAAGGTGATAAATGATTATATGATGTATCTTTTCGCCTATTATAAATCAAATTTATCAGATAAAAACTCTTTAATGTTTAAAAGTAGAATGTTTATAGGCCATATTGAATTAGCGGCAAGAATGTTTGAGCATACAATTCCGTTTGATAATTTACGTCAATACCTCAATAAAATCGACTTTTCAACAGATAATCCATTATGGGAGGAAATTGGAATTCTTAAATATGGCAGCATGAGCGCGCGTAGCAGAACTAAAATTCAAACAGTATTTCAACATTTACTAAAAGAATGAGGTGTAAAAATGATCCTAAAAGATAATGTTTTTAATAAAGATATTAAAGAATGGTATTTAACTTCATTAGATATCCAAGAAAATAGTTTAACTACTTATTTATCATTATTTAATAAAGCAACCGTACTCGAAAATCAAAAAAATAAAGATATATTTGATATGAATAAGGTAGAACTTGAAGAGTTATTTTACAGCTTGAAATCGCCTAGTCCACAATCTTTAAGTGCATCAATTGGTTTTATCATCAGATATATAGAATGGGCAATTGCCAATGGCTATACGAATAATCGTTCACAACGGCTTCCTACCAGCATTACAATGGAATATTGCAGTACATTTGTCTATAAAGCAGCCATTATTCGCTATACTAGAGAGCAATTGTTTAGCTATATGAACCTGTTTGATGACCAAAGACATGCTGTATTTCTTCTCTGTTTATTTGAGGGAATTAAGGGGGAGGGCTACAGTGAAATCTTAAATTTAAAAATGGCTGATTTAGAAAAAAAGCAATGGGGTATACTTGGCAAAGCTGACGAATAATAAGGGCTATAGCAGGGTTATTGAAATTTCCGATGAGTCTATTGGAGGCTAGAAAAATTAGATAAGATTTCCTCTACAAGTATGAAGCCAAAACAGGGACAAAAATATTTTCCGATAGTACTTATATTTTTAAGAAGGCAAATGCAAAGAGTGAGGATATCCAATTAAGGGCATCCTTTGGCAATAGAGCATTGGATTTAGCGAAAGTAATCTTTGATAATCATAATTTAATTGCAAGTACAATTCAGGCATCAGGAATGATGTGGTATATTTGGGAATTGGTTCGCCAAAATGAGATAAAAATCGTCAATAAAGAAATATTAGAGAAGGTTGCAAGTAAATATGATACTGGGTATGTGGATAAAAATAACCAGTATGTTAGTTTTTCTATACTTCGGCATAAAATAGACCTAGATTTTATAAATACAAATTATGGACAGATAATAATGGACGTTTAGAACTGGTTAATACCAGTTTTTTTTATTTTCATAGAATACTCCATTCTAAATAATTGTAAATATTCTCTAAAAATAAACTTGAAAACGAACAGATGTTCGTGATAGAATGAAAACAAGCTAATTTTGTATGGAGTCGGTCCGCGCAAATTAAAAGGGGGATGTAAATGAATGTAAGAGAAACAACGGCAGTAATAGAATTAGTGCTTTACAATGATCGAGATATCTCCGATGAGCTAATGAGAGATTTCTACGGCGGTATAACGAATGTGATTTTAAATGATGAAGGAGGACATGCTCTCGAATGCCAATGTATGGATAGTTCAGTAACTAGTTTAATACTGATGGATAAACAAACGGAGGAGGAGGATCAATTAATAAAGGAGATAGGGGATAAAAAAATTTATTTATAAAAATCACCAATTGGGAAATCCATTTTGACAGCTTAGTGCAATTAGATGCAGATCAGGAAAATATTTATTATGTTGTCGAATTTCAAAATATTATTTATTTATACAATGGAATACAACGAAAATCTATTATTGATAAAACGATCACATCTTTGAGAAGTCTTAAAGAATATTTAGATAAACACTACCCTGCCTATAAAATTCTCGAAAGGTTATAAAGAGCAACGTTGGGAGAAATCTAAAAAAATGAGGTGTTACGCTTGGACAAGCTTTTAATGAAAGAATTAGCATCTGAGATTGTCGAGCAATCGAGGGGAAGAATTAGCATGTTAGAGGCAGAAGCACTTGCAATTGTTTCCATCAGTAAGATGAAAAATTGTACGTCGACAAACTATAAGGAAAAAGTCATTCAAAAAAAATAA